CAATCAGTGCCAGACCGGCGGCGGAGGTTTTCAGGGTCTGCGTTTGCGGCAGCAGCGCGGCAATCGCCAGGACGGCGGCGACGGCGCAGCGTCTAACGATTGATGGCTGCATTAATGTCCCCTCTGATGCCCATTTCTTTCAGCAGGCGGTAAGTTTTGCGCCGGTAGTACCAGTTCACCAGAAAGGTCGCCACGCCGACGGCGGCACCGACTAAAAAGGCAATATCCTGATAAGACATCCCACCCAGCCAGGTCAGAAACACGGCAATGCAATAACAGATAAACGAGGTGATGCGCTCCATGGTCATCAGTCCCAAAGTGAGACGGTTTCACTGACTGCGGCCTGGGTAATATCCGGCAGCTCCACCGCGTAGCCATGGGGCAGGATTGCCCCCTGAGCGGCTAAGCCAACGTTAGCCGCGTAAACTTTTTCAACTACCGATTCCGTGCGCCCGTAGTACCGCCAGCAAAGCGAATCTACGGTGTCGCCCTGTTCGGCATAGACTTTCATCAGAGCAGCCCGATGATGCAGTGAGACACACCGGCGACGTCGCTGATCGCGTTGCGCCCGTCCCGCCATAAATCATCCACCGTACTTTCCACGATCTCGGCCTTTTTGCTGCCCTTGTCCGTGGTGTCGTTATTCGGGTAACGCTCCGCCAGGAAGGCCGCCGCAATAGACGCCACGGCGCGCTGATAGGCGCAGACCTTCACGCTTTCATCATCAATCTGATCGGCAGGAACATCAGCCAGGCATTTATAGCCCTGCGAAATCTGCGCATCACGAAAGCTGAACAGCTCGGCATTCACTTCGGTCATGGCAAACTTTGCGGCAGCCCTCAGCCGTTTAGCGGTGACGGTGCCCTCCAGGCGCAGGGTGTCACGCAGCTCAACCGGATCGACATCAGGCCAGAAATGGGTGTTTTTAATCGCGGGTTCCGTCGCGGCGTCCGGCTTTGGTGCAGGTACAACAAGAGACATAATGACCTCTGAATAGGTGGACGGTGGACGCCAGCGTTGAACAAGATCACTGACCTGTCGCGGCTGGCGTGCCGTCCGGCGCGGGGCGCGTTCTGTTTAGCCGTTGGCTGCCTTTTTTATGGCTGATTCCAACCGCTCAATGTCTTTTTTAACGCCGCAGTTTGCATTCAACTGAAAAGCACGTTTCAGATGTTCCAGGGCAAGCGTGGGTTTCTCGGCTTCGCGGTATACATAACCGGTGATTTTGTGCAGCTTCGCCCTCACCTGATCCGGCATATCCTGGCTTTCCGTCAGTTCCATCGTGGTCATTAGTACATCGAGGCTCACCGGCTCACCGGCGGCATAGGCGCGGGTGCTCATATCGGCGATTTCCTCAACCACCACATAAGCAGCCGGACGTGAACCAAAAGGCATAGACAGCTTGTATTTCAGTGCATAGCGGGCGATTTCCAGCGCACCGGCATAATCACCGGCGTCAATACGCCAGACCATGACGGTCATCAGGATGGCGTCCTGTGCGCCTTTGCCTTCGGACAGCACGCCATCCACCCACGGCACGTAATCGGGCAGCATGGAGCGTTTCAGCTCCGCTTTCTTTTCGGTGCTGTGCGTCTTTTTCAGGGTTTTCATGTCTGCATTAAGCTTTTGCAGCAGCAATTCATAGCCGGTGGAATGACGCAGCAGGCGTGGATCCTGCTGCGCGGCCTGAATGGCAGACTGCCGTAGCAAATGCTGACGGGCAGGGCTAATCATGGCTTATTCCTTCGGTTCTTCAGTTTCGGTTTCGGTTTCGGTTGCTTTGCCAGACGCGACTTTGATAGCAGCAGTCAGTGCCGCAGCCAACTCGCTGATATCAGTTTTTTCCGCCGCAGTTTCCTCGGCGATAATTTCAATGTTTTCAACCAGAGCACCGCAGCCGTAATCTTCCACCACGTAATCCTCATTAATAGATTCATAGTTTTCGATGCGGTCACGCTTTGGCACTTCCTCAATGTGACGGCGATGTGTGCCGTCCTGCCAGTAAATCGACAGGTTATCCAGGCGGGTGACAAACATGGCATTAGCCGGGAAACCAGGCACGCGGACAGCAGGCAGATTGCCGATACGCTTTTGACTGACAATCAGGTCAGCTGCCAGTGTCTCTGTGTTGGCCTGGCTTTTATTAACCAGCGGGAAATACTTGTCAGCCAGCAGCTTACGACCGCAGATCACTACCAGGTCAGTGTCGTCCTGAAAAACGGGATCAATCAGTTCGTTAACGGCATCAAAAACCACCGCATCCAAATTTTTATAGGTGTTGTCGCCCCCGACTTTGACCGGCGCAGCCGTGGTTTTTCCGTCGGCGTCAGTTTTGCTGCCCAGCACGCGCTGCGGTGCATTGAGGCGGTACTTTTGCAACCAGCCCACGCCGACGTCCTGCAATAGCGGATTCTGAATGCGGTTTGATGTTGGTGCGCGGGCTACGCCATTAAAGCCGACCAGGATACGATCCAGTGCCTGACGCTTAATAATGGCGTCACGCAAACGGGTCTGAAAATCGTTGTAGCGCGCCCACAAATCCAGCTTGTTATACATCCAGTGAAAATCGTAGTTGGTCTTGGTGCAGTGATATTGCTCCTGATCCAGCTTGGTGAAATCAGCCGTTTCACGCTCGTCACCGCCGTCCGTATTTGCCGTGCTGGCAATCGTGCCGGTCACGCCAACGCCCACTTTAGCGCCAATCATTTCGTCTACCGGAATGATGTTGATACGGGTCAGAAACTCTGAGGATTCCTGTAAGCGGGTCATCAGCGTCTGCGTGACCGATGGCTCAACGTTAAATTTTTTGCTCAGCGTATCAGGCTCAACGTTGTTAAGTTTTGCGAGCTGGGAGAGGAACGCATTAAATTTAAAGCGCGTTTCTTTTTTCATGACCTGTTTCCTAATGATGAATTCAAATGTGATGGAGTACGGGATCAGCAGTCGGTGACTGTTTCGTCTGCCCCTGCGCCGCCGGTTGCGTGCGGACGCTTACTAAAGGTTTGTGCCGGTTCTTTCTCCAGCTTGCTTTTCAGCGCGCTGAATTCGGTGTGATCGGCAGAAGTGGATTGCTCCAGAGCATCAAGGCGCTTCACCAGCCCAGACAGCTTGGTTTCCTGCTGTTCGAGACCGGTCTGAACGTGATCGGCGACCTGAGCCACGGCGTCATGCACATCAGAAAAACGGGCATCATCTGAGGCAGATTTGCGGGAAAAAGCTTGTTTAACACGATCAACCAGTGACGGACGGCTTTCGATTTCCTCAAATTCCAGCGTGGTTTCTTCTGCTGCTGTAAAGAGGTTTTCAGCGTCCTGTTTGCGTGCCGCCAGCGGGTTCTGCTGCGCTTTTGCACTGAATTGCAGGTACTCGGTGCCCAAACTTGCGGGGCTATCAGTTACAGCCAGGCCAATCAGATAGGCTTTGCCGGTGTCAGAGAATTTCGGGTTTACTTCAATGGAGGTGTAAACCTTCTGACGGGCTTTCACCATCGACACCAGATCCGGCGTAGGGTCGATATCGGCATACAACGCCAGCTTGCCTTTCAGCGCGCCTTCGGTAATTTCCTCGGCAGTGACACCGGTGACGTCGCCATACATACGAAATGCACTATCAGGGAAATACCCCTTGATGTGCTCCATATTGATGCGAGCGCCGTAGACCTTCGGGTCATAACTTGCCGACATCTGTTCAATCCATTCACGGGTGATTTCGCGCCCGTCGGTGGTTGCACCCTCTACGCAAATACGAAAGCGCTTTGCTTTAACTGTCATTTTTTCTGACTCCAGTCGGTGTGTACTTCTGAGAAATCCAAGTTTCCCGACTCACGCCCGACACCGCCAGCCGATGCGGGTTGATGCTCGATGGCACAACGTGGGCAGCGCGAAAAGCCGCAGGCCAGGCGGTAACGTGGCGGCATGAATACATCAAACGCCACCATCATCAGCGACCCGCGCCGACAGGCGGCACTGCTTTACTGGCAGGGTTTTTCTGTGCGGCAAATTGGGGAAATGCTTAGCCAAAAAACGCCAACCGTGCAGAGCTGGAAAACGCGGGATAAATGGGAAGACATCGCCCCAATTTCACGCGTAGAAACCAGCATGGAAGCGCGGCTGATTCAGCTCGTCATGAAAGATGTTAAGGAGGGAAAGGACTACAAAGAGATCGACCTGTTAGGCCGACAGATTGAACGCCTGGCAAGGGTCAACCGATACAGCCTGACCGGCAGTGAGGCGGATTTAAATCCGAACGTTGCGAACCGTAACAAAGGCGAACGGAAAGCGCCTGAAAAGAACGTGGTCAGCGATGCAGCCATTGAAAAGCTCAGTGATATCTTTATCAGTGAGTCTTTCGAATATCAGCGCGGATGGCACCGCGCCGGACTCCAGCATCGGATCCGCAACATCCTCAAATCACGTCAAATCGGGGCAACCTTTTACTTTGCCCGCGAGGCGTTTATTGATGCGCTGACCACCGGACGCAATCAGATTTTCTTATCAGCCAGTAAGGCACAGGCACACGTTTTCAAAAACTACATTATCGACTTTGCCCGCCAGGTCGATGTCGATTTAAAAGGCGACCCGATTGTGCTGCCGAACGGCGCACGGTTGATTTTCCTCGGCACCAATGTCCGCACCGCGCAGAGCTACACCGGCAATCTCTACCTGGACGAATATTTCTGGATCCCAAAATTCCAGGAACTGCGCAAAGTGGCTTCCGGTATGTCGTTGCATAAAAAATGGCGTAGCACTTATTTTTCCACGCCATCCAGCCTGGCACACAGCGCCTATCCGTTCTGGTCTGGCGAACTGTTCAACAAAGGCCGCCGCAATAAATCGGACAGGATTGACCTGGATTTGACCCACGCACACCTCGCAAAAGGTGCGCTGTGCGATGACGGGCAGTGGCGTCAAATTGTGACGGTGGAAGATGCGCTGTCTGGTGGCTGTAACCTTTTCGACCTGGATCAGCTGCAACTGGAATACAGCCCCGCAGAATACGACAACCTGCTGATGTGTGAATTTGTAGACGATCAGGCTTCGGTGTTTCCGTTCTCTGAATTGCAGGGTTGCATGGTGGACAGCCTGGAAGAATGGGAGGATTTCGACCCATACCTTGTACGCCCGTTTGCTTATCGCCCCGTATGGATTGGTTACGACCCGTCACACACCGGTGACAGCGCAGGCTGTGCGGTGATCGCTCCGCCGTCAGTGCCTGGCGGCAAGTTCCGCGTGCTGGAGCGTCACCAATGGAAAGGCATGGATTTTGCCGCCCAGGCTAAAAGCATTGAAGACCTGACAAAACGGTTTGTCGTGGAATACATCGGCATTGATGCCACCGGCATCGGTCAGGGTGTTTTTCAGCTTGTTCAGCAGTTCTTTCCCGCTGCCAGAGAAATCAGCTACAGCCCCGAGGTAAAAACCGGTCTGGTACTGAAAGCGAAAGACACCATCAACTCAGGCCGCCTGGAGTACGACACCGGTCACACCGATATTACCGCCTCGTTTATGGCAATCCGTAAAACCATGACCGCAAGCGGAAGCCGGGCGACCTATGTCGCCAGCCGCAGTGAAGAAGCCAGCCATGCCGATGTTGCCTGGGCAATCATGCACGCCTTAGTCAATGAACCGCTGACCGCTGCCAATGGCGGGCAAAGTCCTAACATCCTGGAGTTTTATTAATGAGTAAGCGCAGATCCCGTAAAACGATGCAAACCCTGGCAGCCCCTGCACAACAAGGGGCAGAGGTGTTTAGCTTTGGCGACCCGACGCCGGTTTTAGACCGTCGTGAAATTTTGGATTATCTGGAATGTACGGGAAATGGGCGCTGGTACGAACCGCCGATCAGCTTTGATGGCCTGGCTCGCAGCGTGCGCGCTGCGGTACATCACAGCAGTCCGATGTATGTGAAGCGCAACATTCTCGCCTCGACGTTTATCCCGCACCCGTTGCTAACCCAGCAGGAATTCAGCCGGTACGCGCTGGATTATCTGGTGTTTGGGAATTCATACCTGGAGCAAATTGATAACCAGCTAAATGAACCGCTGCATTTCAAAGCTAGCCCGTCAAAATATACGCGTCGCGGGGTGGAAGATGGCGTTTATTGGTTTGTGCAGCCTGGGCTAGATGCGCACCAGTTCGCGCCTGATAGCGTGTTTCATCTGATTGAACCGGACATTAATCAGGAATTGTATGGCCTGCCGGAATACCTCAGCGCACTGAATTCTGCCTGGCTCAATGAGGCGGCGACGCTGTTCCGCCGCAAGTACTATCAGAACGGCGCACACGCTGGCTATATTCTGTATATGACTGACGCGTCTCAATCCAGCACTGACGTCGATAAGATGCGGCAGGCCATGCGAGACAGTAAAGGCTTAGGCAACTTCCGCAACCTGTTTATGTACGCGCCAAACGGAAAGAAGGACGGGATCCAGATTCTGCCGCTGAGTGAAGTCGCCACCAAAGATGATTTTTTCAATATCAAGAAAGCCAGCCGCGACGACTTGCTAAGCGCACACCGTGTTCCCCCGCAAATGATGGGTATTATCCCTGATAATGCGGGCGGCTTCGGTGATGTTGAAAAGGCGGCAAGCGTGTTTGTCCGTAACGAGCTGACGCCATTGCAGGAACGAATGAAAGAATTTAATGACTGGTGCGGTCAGGAAGTGATCCGTTTCAAACCCTACCAATTAAATTAAATCTCAAAATAATTTTTAAAGCCCCGCCAGTCGGGGCGATATTTTGGCGGCTCAAACCGTGCAGTAACCTTTTCCCACTCTATGCAATACTCCTCATAGCCATAGCTAAGGGCTGCATTCGCGCTTTCAAAAATCTGCTCAGGCTTTCTTTGCCACCCCGCCCCATGCTGATATCGCAGGATTTCAAATCCGTCAGAACAGGGGCGGATAAGGTTCGTATAATCGGAAAAAAATTCCTGGTCATCAAACCTGGGTATAGCCTCCCCCGGATCCAGAAACACAAACAATGCCCCAATCTTTACTCGCCTCATTTTCACCCTCCCCATCAGAGCGCCGCAGCGCCATTCTAAGAGCGTCTATTTCCAAACACGCCCCAACTCACTCGCTTTGAAAAAGGCGCTCAGAATTGCGCTGACGCCCCCGATTTTATGGCTCCAGCCCCCTCTGCGCGCAATGCTATCCCCGCCTCGCCTGCCCGCTTTATAGGTCGCTTTTAATGCAGTTGCACGATCCATTCGGATCCTTGCCAGCACTGGCGGGAGGCATGATTTTTAATGACCCGATCGTCATGCAAAATAATGCACGTTATGCATGCAGTAACCAGAAACAAACTCATACGCGGCAATCAATGGATTTTGCCAAGCGCATTAGTGTTAAAAACAGTTTTTAGTAACTCCTCATTTGCAGCTGACGCCAGCTCTGAAATCCATATAGCTAACATATCCTTCTCAGCTTTGCCGCATTCGGCACGCGCAGAAAGTTCTGCAATCAGTGATATGCGTTCCAACAACACTGACGTCTCTTCTAAAAAATCCATCTCCCCCCCAAATAAGCACTGTTTATTTATCCAGTACTATAAAATCTTCTGATTATAATTTCCATAGAAATCTATATGTTATTGAAATTCATATATGTAATTTGAATACATTTCACCCGCCACCCCACCTGATAACAGGATGACTTTTAATCATGCACAGACAATAAACCTGCCAGGATTGCCAGACGTTCGGCGCTGCTTAACGCTGAGTAGTTGGCTTTCCAGCGTTCGGCTTTACGCTTAATCCTTTGGCGTTCCTGGTAATTGCTACCGGCAAATGTCGCGCAATATGCGTTGCCTTCCGGATAATTCATCCACAGCTGTTCTGTCCTGACACCACCACGGGTCATAACCTGAAAACGGATGCTGCGCCAACTAGCTAAAAGGGAATCATAAAGCTCAGACGGATAGCCGGAAAGCATGACAGCTGCCGGTATTTTTTTTAGAGCATTGATTAGTTCAATATGATTTTCGCGGGTGTATTCATGCCGGTAGCGTGCCGAACTGGTTCGCGTTTCAGCCAGGTATGGTGGATCCACGTATAACAGCGGAGATTTGAACGGGGAAAAATCAAAGCTATCCAAAAAGGTCAGGATATCAGCGTTAACCAATTGGACATCATCACCGAATTTCTCCGCAGCGCACGCCAAGGTAATGGGGTCAATATCGACACCAATATTTACCGGCGCTGCCGGTTTACGTGCCATGACTGCACCGCCGCCCAGGTGCGTTTCAATGTATAAATCATGGGGTGGCATTTGGCTGATAACTGCCTGATAAGCACCACTTGCGGCCTTGCTTCCTAAATATCCCAAAATCCACCTCTGAAAATATCTGCAGTACAGTCATATCCGTCTATGCGGTACCTAAAACGTTATGGCCAGAACAGTCAGATATGACTGTGCTCGATACGCATCACTCAAATTCTGCCCAGTCCGGCAAGGGCTCAAAATTCATAACCAGATCACCAAAGCTGACCTTTGCACCTCGGCTTAATGCCTCCAACTCCCAACGCTCCGCAGTGATATTGTTTTTCATCAATTCGCGCTCAATTTCTGGCAGGCGCGCCCGTTCCTCTGCCGTCAATCTTGCCGACGGGGCAACATCACGGCCTTTTGTCGGGTCAAAACTTCGCTGTGATTTACTCACCTTCGGCGTTTCTTCACGTATACGCGCCACAATCGCCCTCACGGCGGCTGTGTCTGTCCAGTCAATAATGCTCAGGTTGTCAGAATTGGACGCCTTAGGGGCGCCCCCAGCCTGGCTATCACGCCTATTTTCGGCTTGTTTCTTTCCACCTAACCCACAGTTATTGACAGGACTCCGAGGCGCGCCGTGGGCGCTTTTTAAGGTCAAAACCTCAACGTCAACGGCGGAAGAAACGATGCGCCATTGAGTTGTACGGGTTTCATAAACACGGGAGTCGCCC